CCTGCCACAAGCTGAGTTCTTGCAGCGAAAGGCAGCCTTACGCGGCAGAAGAGCGCCAATCCGTGTCGCCCCCCTATCACGGACATGCGTACCAGTGTGGGTCCGCTTCAGTACCACCACAATTATTAGCTGTGCGAGAGACAAGGCGACACACGTCCTTATCCATGTCTCTGACCAAAAGGACGAAATATCAGGTGTCGGTCACTTCCGGGTCGGCCATTACTCTGTACCTGTAACGCTGGTCTCGAACGGCGGAATCAATGCAATGTATCTCGATGTTGAGTACCCGGTGACTCAGCTTCCGCCTCTGGTGAAGCAAAGATTGTCTGTTATGTACTCAATGGTTGATAATTACGACTTTTCCGACGTGGACGGTTGCAACACGCCAGCTCTAATCTTACGGCCTACATTCAAGGGAGTCTACCCCAAACAGCCTGTCCGCCCACCGCGGACTGGTGAGTTTGAGCGAGCTAAGATAACTGGAGAGCATCATACGCACATAAGGCCTGAAGAGGTCTGGGAAGCATTTTCAGGTGACCGCAACCGTGAGTACATAATGTTGGCATTGTTGTCCAAGCTACGCCGCATAGGCGGTGCGACCGAGGCCTTCGTGGCTACCGCGCTGCTATACGTCGCATCAGTTAAGCTCCCCGTAGCGATGCAAGTTGCCACTTCTGACTGGGTGTGGGTAGGAGACATAGACACGGTTATGTCAAATTTGAAGAAGGCCTCAACGCCGATGAAGGCTTTGCAAAACGCTAACTATGTTGACCTCACTGACCTCTTCGAGCTACAGACTCTTGTTAACCGGGGCGTCGGCATGATAGATTGGGCTTTAGAAAAGGAACATCGTGTCAATCCGGACGTAATTGACGTTGACCCGCGCGACGTGTATGACGCCGCGGTGCGGATATTTAAGACAGGGGCGCGACACGGGTTCCAGTATAAGAGGATGGGGCTTGACGACTTTACGGCTGCGAGATGGGAATGGTCGCCCTCTGGAAGTGTTCATTCACAGTATGAGGAAGATCAGCAATACATACTCAGAGAAAACTACCGACACCGCACTAAATTTGTCACCCTCAACGCCATGAGTAAAGAGCATATCAAATCATTTTTTACGCGGCCCCCTCAGGTAAGGGCGTGGCCATCAGTGAAGTATGAATGGGGCAAAGAGCGGGCTATTTATGGAGTTGACTTAACATCAGCGACAGTAGCACACTTTGGACTCTATAACTGTGAAGAGGTATTCAAGCATAGGTTCCCTGTAGGCGAGGACGCAGAAGCCGAGCGCGTGCACAAGAGGCTTAAGATGATGCTGGAAAGTAGCGAATCTTGCTGTTACGACTTCGATGACTTCAATGCTCAACACTCGACAGCATCGATGATGGCAGTCATTACTGCGTACAGGGATACTTTCTTGGGACAAATGAGTGAGGCACAGGCTGACGCTGTACAGTGGGTGGCAGATTCACTACTCGACGTTAAAGTGGTTCCGAGCGACGGCTCTCCTTACACCGTCAATGGGACACTGCTATCTGGGTCAAGACTAACCACGTTCCTGAACACCGCATTAAATTTTATCTACATGGACATTGCAGGTGCCTTATCTACTCCGGGAGTAGTTGATTCTGTTCATAACGGAGACGATGTACTCCTAGCTGTGCGTACGACTAAAGCCGTAGTGCAAGTACATAGTCGGATGGCGCGGATCAACGCCCGCGCTCAGGCGACTAAATGTAATGTTTTTTCAACGGGAGAATTTTTACGCGTTGATCATAAGCTCGAACTGAGTGATGGTTTAGGGGCCCAATACGCGACCCGTGCGTGTGCGACCGCCGTACACTCAAGGGTGGAGAGCCAGCAACCGGTGAGGGCGACGCTCGCAGCTGAGGCAGCTGTCACACGTATCAAAGAATTGACACGGCGTTGTCCTCAAGCCTCTGTGGGCCACAAGAGGCTGCTAGACAGTATTATATCACGACTCGCTTCAATATACAGAGTCCCTTATCAAGCTCTACTCATAGCCGTACACACGCATGTCGTCGCAGGAGGGTTATCGACAGAACGTTGGGCACCAGTCGAGATACTTGTAGAGGAGAAAGTGACGTACCAGGCAGCCGAGGGTGACGAGGCTGACGTCGATGTAATCAAACTCACACCTGGAATAATAGATTATGCCCGCAGGCTACACAGGGTAGTCCGCGAAAAGGTATCGTATGATACGATTAAAGCTTCTGTTTACAGGGCTACGCGATCGCAGTTAGACGTAACGAGGAAGACACGGTTGGAATTATCTGACGTGTCTTTATCGGTAAAGTATAAATGTGCGCGAGCCTTACACAGGATGTTGAAATCTGTAATCAGGTTACCTTTCATACCGAGAGCACGTTTCCTTAACGTGCCGCCAGTGGCACTGGCAACTAGTGACCAACTAGACAAGCTCTTTTCTGTCATCCCGACCACGGGAGATACAGCATGGGCTATGAAAGTTATGCTCTAGTTATCGGTAAAAAAGAGGGGCCAGCTACCCT